ATGTCGCCCATAAAAATTTTGTTTATAGAGTTATAAATGAAGCTGCGAGCCTCTGTGGATAGGTTTCTAGGTATCTCCATTACTAATCTTGCTGACCCCCATCTTCATAAATTGTTGTTTTACACTCAACAGCGCCTCGTATTGGCCGTCGCTGAGCAGCTCGATGTCTTGAAATGCGTCTAGTCGCTCGCTCTTCAACGACTTTTCTGTTCTAAAAAATACTTCATCGATTAACCAGGCTGGCTCAACCGCGAAGATCTTGCACAGCGCACTAATAACCTCCATTGGTGGTAGCCGGAAGCGCCCCGTCATTTTTGGCTGCTCCCATTTGGCTATTGCGTTATGAGTCACATCGACTCCATGTTTCTTTAACTCCTCCGCCAACGAACGAAGCGACATCTCGCGCGCTGTTCGGAGCGTTTTGAGTCTTTCGTGGAAAGGCACTCTGCCCATACCAACCTCTTGTTGTAAATGTCCTGACAGTAAACCAGAGGTTGCACCTAACTGTCCACTAAAATAGACACCTGTTTTGCATGTCAACCAAAGTGTACTAAAGTGCGCAAATCGAAACACAATGGAGCAGCGAGATGACACCCCCATGCATTTGGAATGAGATCAACGTGAGCCGACTAGCGAAGTCGTTGGATGTTGCGCGGATGACTATTTACAAATGGAAATCGAGCGAGAGGGGTATCCCAGCCGAGCGCGCGATCGAGATCGAGGAAATCACGGGCATCAAGCGTGCGCGCTTACGTCCAGATTTGTGGCCGGCAGATGAGTGAGGCGCTTGTGACGAGGAATGAAATGGCTTGGGATCTATGGCAGCGAGGGCTCACCGTCCTGCCGGCGCATCCTATACAGAAGCGACCGCTCGTAAGCTGGGAGCGATACCAGGTCGAAGAGGTCAGCGAAGACCTCATGAACTATTGGACGAGCTCAGCCAAATTCGCTGAATGCAATTGGGCACTTGTCACCGGCAAGGAATATGTAGTAGTCGATGCTGACTCTCTCGATGCCATGATATGGGTTGATAACAATCTGCCTTGGACGCCGCTCAAGGTGAAGACCAGCCGCGGCAAGCACTACTACTTCCGAGTCAATCCACACTGCCCAGTGAAGTCGAGCGCGAATCCAGACTCGAAACTCGACGTGCGCGGGCAGGGCGGCATCGTTATCGCGCCTGGCTCGATTCATCAGAGCGGCAAGACCTACGAAATCGAGGTGGAGACGGGCATCGATGATCCTTTCGAGGGTATCCCGATTTGGGACTCAACCTTCCAAGAAAAGATCGATGCAGAGAACAAGCCAACGAACGTGGTCGCGATCCACGGCGCAACGCAGGGCGGCTGGCATGAGCGCATGATCAAAGAAGTCGCGAGCAAAGTGATGCGCGACTACACGGATGAAGAAATACTCGCGGAGGCGCCCGCTTGGACAGAGCCGGGCTACACGGTCGAAGAAACGCTCGAAGAATTCCAGGTGGCGATCGATGGGGCTCGAAAGAAGTGGGCCGAGTCTATTGAGCGGAAGAAGGCACAAAAAGAAGAGGAAGTCGCGATAGCAACTGAGGCGCGGCGCGCAGCGCTGGCGCCGAGGCCGTTTGTGATGGCAGACCCGGCGGCGATCCCACCTCGTCAGTGGGTGTATGGGCGGCACTACATCCGGCGCTTTCTCAGCGTGACGGTCGCTGCGGGCGGATCGGGTAAGACCGCGCTCACGCTCACAGAAGCGATCGCAATGGCGACGGGCAAAGACATCCTTGGCACAGAAACGCTACCGCGCAGGGTGTGGGTCTGGAACCTCGAAGACCCGCTCGAAGAACTGCAGCGACGCATCGCTGGCATCTGCCAGCACTACAACGTCAAGCAAGAAGATTTTGCGGATCGGCTCTACGTGAACAGCGGTCGCGACAGCAAACTTTTGATAGCGGATAGCGAGCGCGGCGAAGCCGCGCTGACGCCTGCAGTCGATGAGATCACACACTTTATTAACGAGCACTCGATCGACGTGATCATTGTTGATCCTTTCGTGAGCTCGCACAGACTGAATGAGAACGACAACGGCCAGATGGACCTGGTCGTCAAAGCCTGGGGGCAGATCGCCGATAGGGGCAACTGCGCCGTAGAGCTCGTGCACCACGTCCGAAAGGCGCAACCAGGACAATCGGCCAGCTATGGCGACGCTCGCGGAGCGAGCGCGCTTACGGACGCCGCCAGGCACGTGCGCCGGCTGCAGAGAATGACGGCAGAGGAAGCGAGGCTTGCCGGGATCGACGAGCGCGAGTTTTGGCAGTACTCACGCGAAGCCGACAGCAAAGACAACCTAGCACCGCCGAGTCGCGACAGCTCTTGGCGGAAGATGGTGAGTGTAGAAATCGCGAACGGGGACAGCATAGGGGTGATGGAGCCTTGGCAGTGGCCTGATGCTTTTGAGGACGTGACGGCGGCGGATTTAGCGCACGTTCAAGGGCTTATACGCGACGGAGAGTGGCGCGAGGACGTGCGCTCGAAGCAATGGGTCGGGCTTGCCGTGGCTCAGGTGCTGGGTCTAGACGAGCGCGATGAGGCCGTGAAAAGCAAAATCAAGACGATGCTACAAACGTGGATTGATAACAGAGAGCTGAAGGTAGTGGAGCGACCTGATGCCCAGCGCAGACCGCGCAAATATATTGAAGTAGGGGACGCTCCGTCATGGATGATGGATTACTAACGTGCAAAGTATGTTTAACCGACAAACCCGCGACCGATTTCTACCCTTCTGAAAGGAAGGGCGAGTACAAACGATGTAAGACGTGCATCCGTACTGCCAGGCAGAAGCGCATCAATGCCGGGCATAAGCCGTACTTAAAGCTGCTTTTCGGACAACTGCGCAGCAAGCGTAAATCGCTCGGCGTCGATTGGGAGATTGAGCTTGAGGACGTGCTCGACCTTTGGGATCAGCAGAACGGCAAGTGCGCGCTATCGAACCTCAATATGACCCATCACCGAGTGGGTGTCTCTCAGAAACGCCCTTTCAACGCCTCGATCGACCGAATCAACCACAACGAAGGCTACCTAAAAAACAACGTGCAGCTCGTCTGCAGCCAGGTAAATACCATGCGACACACGCTCAATTTGGACGAGTTTTGGTGGTGGATCAAGACCATTTCGGAGCACCAAAGTGACTAGTTTTGACTACTTTCGTGCTCCAGTGCTCCAGTCTTGCTCCAGTTCACCAAAAAGACTGGAGCAGTCAATAAAATCAATGACTTACGCGATTCTGCTCCAGTTGCTCCAGTTTGTTTTTGCTCCAGTTTGTTTTTGTTGTCGATTTATTCAATTAAATCAACGACTTATAGGATCTGCTCCAGTGCTCCAGTTGCCCTATATAAATATATATACAACTGGAGCGCTTACGCGCTCCGAGTTCATATATTTCTATTTTATGGCGGCGCGGCGGAGCCGCTCGCGAAGCAGAATTTCGCAACTCGTTTTGCGGGGGTTAGGATTTATGCGATCGGCCAGGAGGGCTGAGTGATGCCAACAGTGAGATTAGAAATCGATGACATGGAGCCGGGCATGCGGCTGAGCATCAAACTCGATAACGAGGAGTATGTGTACGAGATCGAGGATGACGGCGAGCCGGACGAGGAGCCCGGCGAAGCCGGGGGCGACGAGCCGGCGAGCCTTGATGCCCGCAGATTTAAATTCGGAGGCAAGAGTGGCTAGTCATCTGGAGGAGCAGTTCGCGGCGCAGCTCGATGCGTACGGAATAACGTACGACCGCGAGCAGATGCTGATACCGGGCCGCAAGTTTAGGTTCGACTTCGTCATCCCGCAGGCGGCTTTGGTGTGCGAAGTCGAGGGCGGCACGTGGTCGGGCGGCAGGCATACGCGCGGCAGCGGCTTTCGCAAGGATTGCGAGAAGTACAACCTGGCAGTGGAGCATGGGTATGCGGTGCTGCGCTACACGTCCGATATGGTGAAAAACGGCCTTGCAGCAGAGCAAGTGAGACGGTATCTGACCAATACGTGCGCTGAGACGCAGCCAGAGGCTCTGTGAGGCGTTTATGAACTGTCCGCAATGCCAAGGTAGGTCAGAAGTAACGCACACTCAGAGGCGTTCTGAGAGCGTCCTACGTAACCGTCGATGTAAAGTTTGTGAGTACAAATTCGACACGCTCGAATCGTTTCACGTGGAACGAAAAGGTAAACAAGTAAAACAGGTCAAAATGACCAAATCGACCGCCTCGAAGCAGGTACAATTGCGCGTCCAGCAGGAGCCGCTGAAGGAGCGTGATTATCCTGACGAGTACTGGGTAGTCGATGACATGGAAGAGGTGCGAGACGTGCTGAGAGAGATGGGAGTGGATGACTATGTCGGGTAGACCAAAGATGCGTGAAGCAATGCGACGGATCGATGACCAGGGAGGCGAGGAGGTGTTCGATGACCTAGCGTCGGGCATGACAACGGTCAACCTGATCAAGAAGCTTGGCGTGAGCTCTCGCGTGTTTTACAAGTGGATGCGGGCAACCAAAGAGCGTGAAGAGAAATACTACGAAGCGAAGCGGAAGTGGGCAGATCATCTTGCTGAGGAGACGCTAGATATTGCTGACGGCGCGATCGATGCACACGATGCACAGGTGCGTAAGCTGCGGATTGAGACTAGGCGTTGGCTCGCTGCGCGTGCGAACCCGGATAACTGGGGTGACCGTCGAGATCCGCTAGTGTCCATCAACGTCCAAGACCAGCATCTCGGCGCCTTGCGAGAGCTCATTGTGCCTGACGATAAGATCGTCTCAGAGCAGTGATACTCGCGCTCTCGCGCACCGGGCCGGGCGGTCCATCGCGCGCGTGGGAATTTAACATAATCTCGCGTTAAATCAGCCAGTTAAGCGCAAGATAACAGCGTTAACACGCCGTTACATAATAGTGCTGTTATAAAACGTAGCAAAAACAACGACATACGTAGCCTAAAACGGGATGGGGGGGGTATCGAGATCCGAGCTCGTTCCCAGGCGCTCAGACCCCCCCCTTCGCGCCTTGCCGGGGGAGGGGGAGTGGTAGTTAAACCCGCACGCACCAAAAAAAATTTTTGAAATTTTCCTGCACGCAAAAAAAGGCCCGCTGACGCGGGCCTAGCTGGCCTTGGGGAAGGAGGGGTCGCCAGCTTATTATTTCTTTGCGGTCTTCTTGGCCTGCCGGAAGGCTTTCGCAGTCGGCGCGCCTTTGCTGCCCGGCTTACGCATTTTCTCTTTCGAGCCTGCCTTGATCCGTTTCCGCTTCGCGTGGATGTTTTTGTAAAGACCCATCATGATCTCCTCGATTTAGTGCCGCTGCACTTCCATCGCTTTCGCGACAATCGGAGCGGGCTGTTGGGATTCTTCGCTGCCTTCGGCGATCGCTTCATCTGGCCGGCGCTCCGCGCGCA